GCTACAGAAGAAATCGGAGCTGATGAATTGATGCGTATGATGAAAGATGCTGAAGCTGCTGCAGATAAAAGACAAGGAATGGCTCACGGAGGCACTCATATGGATAGTGGAGAAGAACAAATATTATCTGATATTGCTAGACCACAAGTAGTCAATCAAGGTACTAATGTACTTGAAGAAGATGAAATGTCTAAAACAATAAAAGATAATATGGTTAATCCTAATGTCCAAAATGATTATGTCCGTAGCTAATAAGCGATAGAGCTACCCTATTAGCATAGGCACTCTATTATAATAAACCCTTGAGGCGACCTTTACAAGACAAGCCCTGCAAGTGCACATCGCAGCTACCTTGTTTACGAAGCCCTGACTAGGAGAAAGAATATGACTAATAAAGTCCAACAAGAGGAAACGCCAAATCCTTACAATAAAAATAAATCTTGGCATAACGAAGATATAAAACCTTTTGAATCATCTGAAGGATTGTATTTTGATAAACCAGAAGATAAAAATAAATTATTTAAATCTAATGATATTAATCAAGCAGTACAAGAAGATGGTGTTGCAGTAGAAGAATTGGAATCTAAAAAGGACACTCCTTATAAGAAACCAGACTACAAAAAACGCTACGATGATTTAAAAAAACATTATGATAATAAACTTAATGAGTTTAAACACAGAGAAGAAGAGTTATTAAATCAAGTTAATCAACCTGAATACAAAGCTCCTAAAACTGTAGAAGAACTAGAAGAGTTTAAAAATAATTATCCTGATGTGTATGAAGTAGTAGAAACTGTTGCACATATGCAATCGGAGTCTAAAGCAAAAGTTCTAGAAGAACGCCTTAGTAAACTCCAACAGCGAGAACAAGAGTTAATACGAAAAGATGCAGAACAAAGGTTAATGGATAGACATCCTGATTTTGAAGATATTAGAAACAGCGATGACTTCCATGCATGGGCAAAAGAGCAA